ACAGTAAACAATCCGGCGGCCGGAGATGTCGAACTCGATGTTGCCGGTATCTCTGGGTTGGTCAAGAACGGTGACTCTGTAACTGTAGACCTTGATACGGAAACAGCCAAGAGTATTCAAGGGGAGTTCGTCACCGTAAAGAAGGTCGGAACCAGCGAGAAGACTGGAGGAGGTGACAAGTAATGCCTTACGAGCTTGGAGGTACCGGTATCCTAGGTGTTGCGTTTGAGACTACCTATGGTACTTACATCGCTCCTACTAAGTGGATTCCGATCCGATCGGAATCTCTAACAGAGGTCGAGGACAAGATCTACCGGACTAACATCCGAGGTCTTGCTGACCGCTCGGGAGCGATTCAGGGATACACCCACATCGAAGGTGATATCGAGTTCGAAGCAACGGCAGACAACCTGTTGTACTTCTTGTACGCCATGCGGGTGAATGTGGCCAAGACAGGGGCTGGTCCGTACGTCTACACGTACACCCCGGCTCACGTGGCTTCGCCTACAACGGCTGCAGGAGCTAACGTCAGGAAGTCGTTGTCCATCCTAGCAGTTCGAACGGCGCGTCCGTTCGGTTACCTCGGATGTAACGTGACTCGACTGAGTATCAGAATTGACAACGGTTTGATGCTCTGTACGGCAACTATCATGGGGATCACTGAGACTCAGCAGGCTGCTCCTGGTGCTCCTACGTGGCCAACTACACCTCCGTTCGGTCCGTTGCATAACGCTATCGAGATTCCAAACGCCACTGCGCGTACGGACATTGATACGTTCACCTTGGACATCGACGATGGTGGCGAGGCTGCAAACCGTATCAAGACAACTGGAGGTCGTGGACCTTCGTTCATCCAGTGGGGTGAGCGTGAGATCACTATGTCGATGGAGCATGACTTTGATGCTCTGACCGACTACGATACCTTCCTGAACCAAACCATTCAAGCCATCGAGTTGTCTGGTACTGAGAACGCAACCACGAACAAGGTCTCGTTCCTCATCAACGCTACAGTGGTTGACAGCTATCAGGTCAACCTGTCAGGTCTCGGTGACCTTGTGAGGGCCTCTGTGGCCTACCATGGGATCCACAACACCGCGGATATCTACACTATCGTGGTGAACTCGGCCGAGAGCATTACCTAATACCTAGGCAGAGGGGAGAAGTACAATGCCTAAGGCAGTTGCAGACCAGGAGGCCGTCAGGGTAGAACTCAAGTCCTGCCCTGACGGCTTCGTGCTTCTTAGACAACTCACCTATGGTGAGTATCTGAAGAGGCGAGACATGGCCCAGACGATGGGTGCTAAGGAAGGTCCTGATGGGAAGCCTGCTGGTATGCAGGTTGAAGTTCACTCCGAGCGGGTCGCGTTCTATGAGTTTGGTCGACTCATCATTGACCATAACCTCGAGGATGTCGATGGTCGTAAGTTGAACTTCAACGATCACCAGGACATCGTGAAGTTGGACCCTCGCGTGGCCTCTGAGATTGAAAAACATATCACGGACATGAACGAGTTCCAGGAGAACCCAACGGATAACGGTCAGGTCCCTTTACACTCTACCTCCGCAAAGCCCTCCAAGCCTCAGACAGAAACTCTACAGTCGACCTGACCGAACCTTTGATGCAGGAAGCTGCAAAGGTGATTGAGATCACCACTATGTGTGAAACCTTCAATTGCCTTCCTAGTGAGCTTCTGGCAGAAGATCCGTACTGGATCGTTCGAATGCAGCAAGTGCTGAGTACTCGGAACGACCTTCAGAAGGAGAAGGACCAACGTGCCAGCAGGTCTAGGCGCTAATGATGTACGAAACATTACGCTGCAGATCAATGCGGTAGATAATGCTTCGCAGGTCATCAACAAGGTTGGCGGGAATGTCAACCAAGCCTTCGCCCAGTTCGGTAAGGGTATGGTGCTGCAGAAGATCGGTACCGAGCTAACTCAAATCGGTCGGAAGATGAACGACGTTACTCGGTCCGCAGTCGAGATGGCTTTGGACTTCAACCGTAGCATGCAGTCAGTGCAGACACAGGCGCAGTTGTCAAAGAAGCAGTTTGACGCGGTGACTGCTGGAGCCATCGAGATTGCTAAGCGGTTCGGGCAAGGCACTGAAACCATTGCAGAAGGTCTGTATGACATCTTCTCGTCAACGGAGGTAAGCTACAAGGGTGCCCTCCGTATGGTTCAGGGCTACGCTCGAGCCGCTACAGCCGGTGCAACCGACGTTCGTACCGTTTCACGTTCTGCCATCGCGACGATGAACGCTTTGGGCTTTACCGCTCGGGACACTCAGTACATCTTGGACAACCAGTTCCAAGCAGTCCGTAAGGGTGTCTTTACCTACGAGGAGTTTGCCAGTTCAATTGGTAACGTGCTCCCATATGGTGCGTCTGCTAATCAGATGTTGGAGACCCTTACCGGGTCGATGGCGTTCATGTCTCGACAGGGCTTCACAGCGGCTCAGTCCTCTATCTCCGTCGCTCGTGCTCTTGACCAAGTCACTCGCAACCGTGGGGACATCAGAGACGCGATTGGCGTAGACATCGTTGACAAGGCTACAGGGGAATACAAACAGCTGGGAGAGATCATTGACGAGTTCTCCCGGAAGATGGATGGAATGACTTCTTCAGAACGTGAGGAAGCGTTCCAGGACATGTTTGGGGCAGGCGAGATTCGAGCCATGAGGTTCTTCCGAGTGGCCGTGCCTCGTCAGGACCTGTTGAACAAACTGATTGGAGAGATGGGAGGTCCACAGGTTGCGGGCCAGATGAAGAAGGCCTTCGACATCATGAAGGAGAGCCCTGCTGTCCAGTGGTCAATTCTCCTGGAGAGAATCAAAGCTATCGGCGTCGAGCTCGGCACTCTGCTTCTTCCTATTGTCGAAGACTTCATCAAGTTGCTCCGGCAAGTCGTCGAGTGGTTCGACAATCTCAGTCCTTCGGCCAAGACGTGGATTTCGATCGGATTTGCTGTTGCTGGCATTATCATCACTATCTCCGGAGTGGTCCTGACTCTGATCGGTAGCTTCCTCCTCTTGCAGTCAATTCTGACCCTCACAGGTGTTGCGCTAGGCACCATCGTGGGTATTGTGGCCGGTGTCATTATTGCTATTGCAGCTCTCGTTGCCATCGGATATCTCCTCATCAAGAACTGGGACACTATCAAGGAGTGGGCCAGTACTGTCTGGGATTATGTCACAGAGCGTGTGCTGGCTATGTGGCATACAGTTGAACCAACTATCATGGCCATCTGGGAGATCATCAAGGTGGTCATGGGTTACATCTGGGGATTCATCAAGACAATCTGGGGGGCTATCCTCGCGTACTGGGAGGGCGTGTGGGGGATCTTCAGAGCAGTCTTCAAAGCGGCGTGGACAATCTTCTACGCATTCTGGAAGACGGTCTGGGATATCCTTTGGATTCATCTGAAGGGTATCTGGTCAGGCATTCAGCTAGCCTGGCGTCTCTTGTGGCCGGCTATCAAGGCAGTTTGGGTTTCGGTCGGCAAGCCCATCTTCGATGCTGTCAAGGCGGTCTGGACCACTGTCTGGGACTTCTTGAGAGATAACTGGGACAAGATCAAGAGTGCTTGGCAGACATTGTGGGATGGCATCAAGGCAACCTTCTTTGGTATTGTCAACAGTATCATTGGTGGTATCGAAGGATTCGTCAACGCCATCATCAAAGCCATCAACTGGGTTCGTACAAAGTTTGGTCTGGACGAGATCGCTTTGGTCGTAATGGACCGTGTGGGACTGTCTCGAGGTTCGTACGGGTCCGGTTCTGGTGATACTTCTGCAGGAGCCCTTGCTAATGGTACAACTAACTGGCGGGGAGGCTGGGCGACGGTAGGCGAGCGTGGACCGGAGCTGGCCTATCTGCCTCGAGGATCAAGAGTTGTACCGAACAAGTATCTGCCAGGCTTTGCTGAGGGACTTGACATCCCTGACGCTATTTGGAGCGGAGCAAAGAGCGGTCTGCAGGTCATTCCTGGTGCAGGCTTCTTGACAAGCATCTTCAGTAGTGGCTTCAGTCCAGGAGAACTGTTCGGTGACGCCTTGTCGGCTATGGGTGTTAGGATTCCTGACATCCCCACAGTCTTCAAGGACATCACAGTCAAGTTCCTTGCGGACGTAAGGGGTTGGATGGCTACGGCAATCAAGGAGATGATTGCCAACCTCGTTCCGCAGGGAGGAGCAGGAGCTTGGGGCGGGTTCTCCAATGGTATGATTCCGTTGGGAGCTATGACGCAAGTGCAGCCAGGCAAGTACTTGGAACCAATGGCTGCCATGGCCTTCAAGACGATGCAAGGGGCATATGGTACCTCGATTCCGATTACGAGTGCGTATAGGTCATACGCCCTACAGGCTTCAATGTACGCCAACAGGGCTAGTAACCCATACCCTGTGGCTCCCCCTGGGACGTCTAACCACGGTTGGGGTAAAGCAGTTGACATTGCTAGTGGTACCTCTTACCATGGTTGGATGCTGAACAACGCCAGGAACTTTGGTTGGTGGAACCTTCCAGGAGACCTTCCTCACTTTGACTACAAGGGTATGAACATGGGCGGTTCAGTCGTCAAGGGTGGGTGGGCTAGGTTGCACTCAGGTGAATCGATCAGACCGGCGAGAACGATCTCTGACTATCGTCAACGGGAGAAGCAGGGAGAGTTCCATCTTCATATTGAACCCACAAAGGCTGTCATTGACGAAAATGAAATCGTCAACGAGCTGGACTGGATGCGTAGGACGAGGGGCTGGTAATGGCCAACGACTGGGAATACGTTTTCAATGCCCTCACCTTCGGAGGTGATACTGCTTACGGTGTCGTGGGTGTAGAGGGCCTAACCGAGTCTCCCAACCTGCGTGAGGACCTATCTGTGAAGGTTGCAGAGCATGGCGGGTTCTCTTATGTCGACCTGTACGAGATGCGACGGGTTACCATCTCCGGAGATATTTTGGGAACCTCTCAGAGTGACTTCGAGACCAAGGCGCAGACACTTAGGAAGACGTTCTATCCGCAAACAACCCCACAGGCACTGGTGTTCAAGAGGCCAGGACTGGTACAGCAGAGGGTGTACTGTAAACCTTCCAAGTTCTCCCTGCCGATGGACACTGCATATCAGTTGACGTATGGTACATGGAACGTTCAGCTAATTGCAGAAGACCCTCGTATCTATGCGGATACGATGTCGAGTCTTACCCAGGCAGGAGCATCAGCTTCGGGAGTAGTCAACAATGCTGGTGACTTCCCTGTGTACTTTGAGAAGGTTCGTCTTAGCGGACCTTATACCAACATCACATTCCGGAATCAAGCTGACACTACTCAGAAGATCCAGATTGCAGCTACCATCGCATCTGGAACTGGGAACTATATCGACGTGGACTTCAAGAGAAGAACACTAACCAAGAACGATGGTACCAACATGTACAGTTCTTTGACAGCTGACTCGAAGTGGTTTGCCATTCAGCCTGGGAACACGACGGTGGAACTAGTTACTGTAGGGGGGAGCGGCGTGACTCAGTTCATTGCTGAGTGGAGGAGTGGTTGGATGTGAGTGACCAGTCGCTCCATGTATACAGATTTGTCATCGCCGACCGTAGCGGAGCTGCTCAGGCGGAAGTGCCTGCACAGAATCCACAATGGTCGTACGTTCTCAATGACGCAGGGGCTGCCAACTTCGTTTTGCCTCTGACACATGAGTTGTGCACCGAAGTCATCCTTTCTCCTGGTCAGAGACAGTTACTCATCTACAGGGATGGAAGTTTGAAGTGGGGAGGTTGGCTTGAAACGGCTCAGCCAACTTTAGACGGTGATGTACGTTTCGGTGCAGTCGGTTGGTTTGAGATGTTGAAGCATCGACTAGTGACTGATACCAAAACGTACACTACTACAGATCAACACGACATTGCATGGGACCTCATCAACTACTCTCAGACCAAGACGAACGGTGCCTTAGGCATCACCAGGGGTGGCGAGGCTGACTCTGGTGTCAACAGAGATGTAACCTATCCGTTCTGGGAGAGGGCAAACATCGGTGATGAGATCCTCGCCATGTCGGAACTCAACAACGGATTTGACTTCGAGATCAGTGCCGATAAGGTCTTCCACATGTACTACCCCCGAAAGGGTACCAACTTCGGTATCCCGTTCGAATTGGGTAAGAACATTGGTGGTCTGTCTATCATGTATGATGCTAGTGACATGGTAAATCATTTCTCGGCTATTGGAGCAGGGGATGGTAAGAACACCTGTATCGCGACGGCAGCAGATACTACGTCGCAGGCAAACTTCGGTCTCCGTGAAGCCGCGGAGTCGTTCACTGACATCAAAAGGTTCGCGCGCCTTCAGGATCGGGCGACAGAAGAACTCAAGGTCCTGAAGAAGATCAGAGTCCAGCCTACGTTGGGAGCTCGTACGGAAGATCCCCAACCCTACTCATACGTGGTTGGGGACAATATTACTATCAGAGCCCAACGAGGGTATATGAACATCGATCGACAGTTCCGCATCATTGCTTTGTCGTACGCCCTGTCGAACGAGGGGAGAGAATCGATTACGATTCAGTTTGATGAGGAGACCACATGACCAAGACTCGCAGACCAGATGACCTCTTGTCAAAGATCAACTATCTTGACAAGAGGCTGACCAAAAAGGAACGAGTTACCAAGTACAACGATGAAGATGTCAACGACGCTCCGCCTTTGCCTCCTACTGTGACTATGACCCTTCGAGTCAAGGAAGTGAAGAAGCGTCTAGAGTTCCGAGCAGTAGTGACATGGGGTCTTGTCTCACCGAACACTTGTCAGGCCGACGTCGATCGTTGGGTGGTTCAAGTTCGTCCTACTGACTCTGGTGGCACTCCGATTGATACAGATACCATCGGAGGTAACCCCTACCAGCTTCGACGTGAGAAGAACATCGACAACAAGGGTGAGACCGACGTGCATGCAGTCTTCAATGACTTGCAGAAGCCAAAGAAGTGGTACTGGCAAGCACGCGTGGCCATCATCGACAAGGCCCACAGGCAGGGCCCATTCAGTTCGTGGACTACTCAGCAGCTTCCAGTACAAGAAGCGTTGCCTAAGCCTCCAACTCCTACGGGGGTTGATCTTATCTTCGATACTCTGGAGAAGACCCGCTGGGATCGTATTCGAGCCATCGTGCAGTGGAATGAAGTTCTCAACTGGGATGTCCCAGGCGGAGACATCGAAGAGGACATGCGTGGGTATCAGGTTGCACTGCGTCGTACAGACTCAGGCGGTACTCCTGTGGGGTCTTTTGTCAGAAAGAAGGTCGTCGAGGCAAAAGACGGCGATGCAGATACTGTAACCCATACGGTCTTCCAAAAGGGCATCAAGAAGCAGTACTACTACCAAGCCCGTGTAAGGTCAGTAGACAGATGGAACCGTCGAGGAGATTGGTCAGCATGGACTACTGCTGAGCAAGCGACTAACGATACCACTACGCCTCCAGCTCCGTCTAACGTTACTGGCTTCATTGATCAGCACCGTATCGTAGTAGAGTGGGATGCTACGAAGGATGCAGCTGATACTGATATCTTGCATGAGGACATCACCAACTTCCAAGTGCAAGTTGCTACTGACTCAGGATTTACAAACATCATCCGAGACGTTCGGACCGCAGGAGAACATAAGAGCTTCAAGGTTAGAAAGCCTGCGACCACTTACTGGGTGAGAGTCAGGACACATGACGCAAGTTGGAACAAGTCTTCCTGGATCAGTACCTCAGCATCCAAGATCACTCCGAACACACCTTCTGTAGCCATCTCATTCGATGCAGGTGGGCCTAAACGTTCTCGCTACCGAGCTATTGGTACTGTTACTGCGGGGGCTGCAGACACTGATGACGATGTGGCGTTCTATCGTGTACAGTTTGTTCATAAGGCTACCAACGTTGCTCCTACGGGTTCTGAACCAAGATCGCATCAGGATACTGACCCAGACGATGACTTGAAGGTTATCTTCAAGAACATCAGGAAGTCTCATTTCACATTCATGAGGGTACGTTCGGTCGATCACCAAGGACGGAAGTCAGCCTTCTCTGGTTGGACGGCTGGTGGTCAGCCTACTGCAAGCTCTACTCCTGCAACTCCTACAGGTGTCAATGTAGTTGTACATCCTCGTCGTATCGTTACGAAGTGGAACGAGGCAGCCAACGACGACGACGAGGTAGCCGGCTACAAGGACGAGGTGCGTAGAGGTGGCGCGCTACGTGAAACTAGGTTTACACGTCACGCGCATCACCGTTACTTGGTGCCTACGGCGGATCGAGATTTACAACATGAAGTACGTGTTTATGCCGTTGATGATATGGGTAACCTCTCGTCGGCAGCAACTGATGTAAATGGTACACCAAATGAGAAGTTGGACGAAACAGATCTGATCGATGCGTTCAGCCAGTCCAGTGGTAAGACGTATAGCTTCAACGGTAACATTCGTCTAGCCGGTTCGCCTGGGGCGTTTCAGACTGGTGATCCCTCAACTGAAGGGATTATCAGTATGTCGAGGTTGGATGGCAAGGATGAGATTCGATTCAAGCCTTTATCTGGCACACAAACTGTGTTAGCAATTGATGCTGACGGTGTCAGATGGGGATTAGGGGCGTCACCTACTAACCGTTCAATGCTGGCTCGTGATGCTACGTTGCAGCTATATCAAATGTTTACAACCGGTTCGCCTAATGTAATAGGTTCAACTGCTTGTAAACTTTATCTATCAAACCGTGATGGGGCTGCTGGATTAGGTTTGCATGTTAAGTTCAATACTGGTGCTGGAGCAATCAAGCAGTTGGCTCACAATGGGTAGTGGGGAGAACGTATGAGTCAATATGACTTTTCGTACGGAGAGGAAGCAGGTAGCGGATCGTATAAGGTTCTGCGCGTCAAGGATGTTGATAGACCAACACAGGACGAAGCTGACTACGACATCTGGAACGTTGATGATGATGGCGGTTTCACTGTTAGACACGCAGGAGCGCCCGCCTTTGGACAGGATGATTCGGACTCGACTAACTCTGGTACGGGCGTTACTCCTACATTAGCTGCTGAGCCGGCAGCTGGTAGTTTGTTAGTTCTTGCCGTGTTGGTTGATGAGACGCCAGGCACCAGGACTATCAACGTTCCTGCTGGTTTCACCACGTTCGGTGGTAATACGCTATTCGGAACCATGCGTTTGAACACCTACTTGAAAATCAGTGACGGAACAGAGGATGCGGCTGCGGTTACTATCTCAGGCGGTTCGTCTGAGATTGCCGCTATCTATACAGAGTTGCTTAACTTTAACTCTTACACATTCAAAGATATCGCAAACACAGACACGGGTACTGATGCATCAGCAGATGGTGTTATCAACACGGCTCTTGGTGAAATGATTTATGCCTATATGGGCTTTGTTGGATCGCGTCTTACTACACACTCGTCGCCAACTAACGGTTATACCCAACAGGAGAATGTTGCTACTACCAGTATGAGGTTATCAAGCTACACTAAGTTTGTCGCGGATGCAAGTGATCCTGACCTTACAGTGACGTTGGGTGGAGCAGTTAACTGGATGGTTCGTCTTTGTACTATGTCTCCTGTTAGAAAGTTGATCGGTACTAGTGGGGGTTCAGAACATGTTCATATCAATACCCTGTTGATACCCTTCCAAGAGGATGTTCCTGCTACCCCACCCACGGGGACCGCGCTAATCTACCTCAGGGAGAAAACAGGTGACTCGAGCAAGCACGAGGTGGTCGTCATGTGGGAGACGGGAACGATCGAAGTCATAAAGGCGGAAACATAATGGCTACAGAGGTGCAACTAACAGAACATGATTTCCTTACAGTCATTGGTAAGATGACTGCTCGCATCGCCGAGTTGGAAATCTACAACGCCGCTCTTACCCGTACACTATCTGAGCTTCATATGGACTTACCCGATGAGACTCAACTGATGCGGGTGTTGTATGCACCAGATGAGGCAAGCGATGGAACTTGATCGAGTAGGAAACCTTCTCCTAATAGGAGGCATCATTGCTTTGGGTATTGGTTACTTACTCGGACAGATTCGTAGGGGTAAACTTCAAGCCACTAGTGAGGCAGTCGAGCTTGCTTCCACAGAAATTGAACTCTTGAAGAGTGCAAGAGATCGCACCTCAAGGTCTCTGCACGAGGCTCAAATGAACCTAGAGGCTCTGAACACAAAGGTGGAGGCTTTGACCAAAGAGAACAACGACCTGCGGGGGTTGATTATGTTGGAGCAGATACCGCCTGCGTTGAATGAAGCCTTTAGAACTGTCATCCACGAACTGTTAGATCAACAGTCTCGTACAAGTGAATCAGATCGCGAATACTATACCAAAATGACTGAGTCAGCTTCTAGTGAACTAGACGAACGTCTGGAACGAATCGAACAAGGTGTCCATAGATTGCTGACAGCAGGAGGGGAGGAATAAATGGCATACGACAAGGAGGACTGGCGAGCTCAGGTTGAGAACGGGAAGATCCCGAAGTCTCTTCTCAAGGAGATTGTCCCAACCCAATACGACCCAGACCTACAGGGTCCTGGCATCATGCATCCGGAAGCTGCTGACGCCATGTCAGCACTACTCGCTGCGGCGAAGGAGGCAGGTCACCCAGGTCTTAGAGTAAAGTACAGCTACAGGACGATTGACAAACAATGGGAGAAATGGCGCGACTACCAGGCCGGGGGAAACCTCGCTGCTTATCCTGGCACCAGTAACCACGGCTGGGCCGTTACTGGCGATATGACGTGGAGTCAGTCTAGCGACATCGCCTGGGCTCATAGTAACTGCCAACGGTTCGGTTACAAGTTTGACGTGCCAAGTGAGAACTGGCACATGACCTATCAGGGGGGATACAAGCCAGACAAGGGGGAGGATGACGACGTGAACCTGGAGAAGTACACGGACGGTTGGGATCTATACGAAGAGCGCTTCAAGAAGCAGGGCAAGGACCCTGGGCCTCCACCTGAGGACCGCGACAAGTGGTTCAAGAAGGGTTGGAACGCTGCGAGGCTTGCGGTCAACAACCCGAAGTAAAGGAGGTGACATATGATCCAATTGGGATTCACGTGGGCCGATGCCCGCCGTGTTATCTGGACCTTCATCTTCGCTGGCATTGGTGTTCTAGTAGCGGCCGGCGCTGAGTGGGTTTCGACGGGTGAGATGAGCTGGAAGGCTGCAGCTGTTGGAGCAATCGCTGCGGGGCTTTCGGCCGTGAAGAACTTCTTCTTCGCAGACGGCTCATCCCTGAAGTAAAAAGATGTAAGGACCCGGGCCACCTCCTCTCTCCCCTCGGAAGTGTTGCCCGGGTCCTTACTTATGCTCACTATGCTGTTGACCAGGGACTCCAGTTCCCTAGACGGTGTACCATCCTCATTGTGACGATGATATTGGCTCGCATGTTTTTGCAGCTTTCACCTAACCTCCATACTGGTCCGTCGAACGCGTTCTGACGACCTGGCCAATAATGGCTCAAGTGCTGGAAGATACCACATGCCCCGGAGTACGAGTTCCAGGCGTCGTAGCGTAGACCGGATTCCCGTTGTCCGATAGTGATAGCGAACGATGCCCCTCCAGGTACTGCCCACTTTGACTCAGCACATAGAATCGTGTGGGTGACCTCATGTTGCGTTGAGTGTCGGTCATCCAACATCTCGTAGCGGCATCTGTCGTTCATGTAGGGACGAATCCTACCGTTACTCCCTGAGTGTCCCAGCACAGGGGTCGTGGGGATGAGTAACAGTGCCCCCACAAGCACCGCTGTCAATGCCTTACGCATTGGCACCTCCTGTTCGTGTTGCCCACTCTCTATGTGGGTCTCGGACAGGGACGGTTTGTTATAGCATCACCTCCTCAGCAGTATGACTGACACGTCCAGTTGTCGCTGTCGAACATCTGCCACGGGCCGGCGTTGTGACTCGGTGAGCGCCGCACCCGCATACGGGTGATAGCCCTGAAGATATCACCAGGCGAGTTGAGGTTGTTCCAATCTGTGGAATGGAACGTGCTACCACTGATGTTGAGCCACGCAGTTCCGTTTGTGGTCTCGATCAGTGCTCCATTCCGACGAAGGTGAACATAGTCGAACTTGACTTGTACGCTGCTGAACTGCTCATTCTCAGCCCAAGCCAGACCCTCAATCTCACCAGGGACAGTGTCACGAGTGTTGACTGTGACACAACCATCGGCCAAGAAGTCACCTCCGCCTCCGATCAGTACGAAGCATTGCGTACCATGATGCTGCCTCGGACCGATTGGCACTGCTGATGCTGATGGTGCCAATACTGCTAGCAGTGCCACTACAATACCGAACGTTGCAATCTTCTTCATCTCTTTTCCCCTTCTATTATACCATACCCAGCTTGGAAAGATCACGTCTTAGGAGGGAGGACGTTCAGATAGGTAAGCAAGTGTCTCATAGCATCGTTGGCATGAGGCTTGTTAGGTTTATAAACCTGCATACGCTTTAGTTTGTTATCATCCCACCACATGCGTTGTCCAGGAGTTTGAAATTTCAATTTGACCTTGTTGTTGTGGCACCACAGTTTGATGACGCCTATCACCTCCACCGGAGACAGTACTGCCTTGTCCAACTTAGGACGATACTGGAATGACTCGCAAACGATAACGTCAGGAATGAACTCGGGATCAAGAGCATTCATTGTGTCTAAGAACTGCCACACAGGTATGCATCCGTCCTCTATCTGTCCGGACTTGTATCCGTCTCGGTCATTAGGCTTCAGGAAGCTCGCCCATCCTGTCGTCGTCCCTGGGTCGAAAGCCAGAACGAAAAGTTTGTTTGCATCCTTGACATTTTCTGGCTCCGAAGTCGTTGACGGCTTTACAGGCGGAACACTCATAGTATGGGTACCCTTTGTCCTTGTCGTAAGGCATATACCTCTTCACGAGGTGAGGCTTAGCCATTAGTACCCCCGCTTGGTAGACTTTGTCCCCTTCGACTTAGGCTTTTGGGGACGAGGCATCTTTGTACCTTTGCCCTTACCCTTGCCTTTACCCTTTGGCATCTCACGAACCTCCCTCGAGTGACTTTCCAATATATACTCGATTTAGACACAGTGTATACTCGACCCGAGCTTAGGGTATTGAGAACTAGGCATTTCCATTTTAGACTCTATTAGACACTTGTTACTCTGAGGAATCACTCGCGAGCTCTTTCTCGAGAATCTGAGCGATGGTTTCCATGTCAGATTGCATCTTGGATACTTTCTTCTGGAGTTCTTGGAGCTTGGTTCGACGTGACTTACTCTTGACAACTTCAATTGTTTTAGGCGTAGGATTATCTCTAGTGCCATTCGTGAAGATGACTCTCTCATCAGAAGTCAGAGGACGACCTAACATCTGTTCCGCTACAATATGATGTTTGTACCTCCAACCCTCTTCAGTCTTCACCATGACATAGCCGTTAGGCTGCTTGTGCTCAGTGCCGATAGGTGCACTAGTTCTGGTCAAGAGTAAGCGCCTCCGTCACCGCAACCGTAGTTATTACCTCATAGGGCATGTGGCCTTGTTGCATGGTCTCCATACCTCTTACTTGAGCCTCGTCGATATTGTCCGCTTCGACGGTGAGCTCATGTTTGTGGATCGCTTCCGACTTGATGATGTACTTCATGTCAGCTCCCGTCAGCCCTGAAGATACCAGGAGTCTCCGGGACGATCAGTCCAGACTCAAGAGCCTTAGCCTGGATGGCCATCTTTTGAATGTTCTCGCCGATCTGCCCTGCGAGGTCAGGATTCCAGATGAAGTGGAACTGTCCAACGCCACAGAAGCAGATAGCGTGCACAAGGCCAGTAGGAGTAGTCTTCCCGTCTGGTTCTGTCTTAGTTGCAGGAATAACTCCCACGGTCCAGTCTTGCTCCAAAATCATAGGACCCACGTGCTGTGGGGCTTGAGGTTGGTTTTGCGCCTCCTGCAATGCTGCCTGAATCGCCGCTTCCTTTATCTTGTCATCCAAGGCTGTACTCCTTCAAGTGATGACAAACCTTATCAGGACAAGGCTTGTTCTTGTGGTCTCCCCAACGTGTTCCAACCTTGAGTTCTACCGGTGTTGGAACAATTGTTCCGGTGTCTTCCATCACTTCCTTGACGATGTGAGCGACCTCCTTTAGGTATTGACCTTTGACTTCGAACACTAAAGAGTCATGAACAGTGATAACTGGATAGGCTCTGCCTCGAAGAAGCGGCTCCAGACGTATGAGCGAACGGAGAGTGAAGTCGGATGCAGTTGATTGAAGGGGGAAGTTGTATCCTTCCTTCTGAATGAAGTGCCAGTTGTCTTTGGTGACAAGCCAGAAACGTCGCTTCCTTCCGAAGTAACTCTCAAGGTATCCATTTTCCTTGATCTGCCTCTCCAAATCCAATTGGTACTTCTTCACCAGTGGCATGTTGATAAAGAAGTCCCTCACCATACCCTGGGCTTGTGCGAAGGGCATATCATACTCTGCAGCAAGACTCCCAGCACCCCGACCATACAGCAACCCAAAGTTGACAGCCTTGGCTCGTAGGTACTGCAAGTCAGTGTAGTTAGGCCCAAAGAACTTTAGCGCCACCTCCTTATGGAACTCTCTACCCTGAATGAACTGATCCATCAACCAGGGGTCTTTGGAGAACTCGGCTATGAGGCGAAATTCGATCTGGCTATAGTCAGCTGACAGGAGATAGTTATCTCTTCCGGAAATAAATATGTCTCGGATGACAGGTCCACTAGGGATGTTCTGAAGGTTTGGTCTGCGACACGAGAGTCTCCCGGTTTCTGTACCGTGGAGCAAAAACGTAGGATGGATTCGACCTCGGACAATGCTCTTCCCCATTCCTTTGACGTAAGTGGAGAGGAGCTTTGCATCCTTACGGTAGGAGAGTAAGGTTGTTGCGAACTCACTTACTTCGTCCTTTCCTTCAGACAACTCCGCTAGGACATTTTTGTCTGTGGATCCAACGTCTCGTCCAAGCTGTGAGAGGGCTCGCTTGACCTGAATAGGTGAACGTGGATTGTCGACCCATCGTTGCAGAGCAGCTTCAGTTTGGTCAGTACGGGCCGTAAGGCGTCCGCCAACGAGACTAAGTCTGTCTCGGTCGACCTTGACTCCTGTGTACTCAGCTCTAGCCAAGGCATTTGCTCCGGGGATGAGAAGCTCAGTGTAAGCTCGGGCTGTGCCATCTGACTCCATTTCCTTTCGAAGTGGACCCATCAAACGATGGGTGATGTCGGTATCACCTGCATTGTACTGATATAGAACGTTTGGTGGAATATAGCGGAAACTAGCTCCCTTGAACGGAAGATACTGTCTTGCATCTGTCTTGTACTTTGGGGCCCCGAGTATCTCAACCGCTAGTGTCTCGAGGGCATGAGTACCCTTCCGTTCGTCTGTAGCATAATGCATCAACATAGTGTCTTCGTCAACCCGGGCCTCTTCAATACCCAAGCCCCACAGGTACATAATGTCGAATTTTCCGTTCTGCCATCCCCAGCTGAGCTCGGTCTTGAAGGCTTCGTTGAAGATGAACTGGAACCTTGGGTCGTTGCACACCGTTGCTGTGTATACCATAGCTCGACCTGGTTGATCGCTGATCGACAGACACAGGAAGTTGGGATGCTTGGGATCGATACGCTTCATGTCCTCGACGTCAACTTCGATGTCACAGGTAACCAGGTTCTCTTTGGCATGGACGACTTCGTACGCTAGTTGCTCCTTAGCCATGTAGAAGTCATCGATCACTCCGAACTTGGTGTGCTCCCAACCCACTTGAATCCGAACGAGTTTGCCGATGTCTTTGACGATCGACGGTAAGTAATCAGGAGTCCTGAGTGCTGCTGCAGGATGGAATGTTGGGACAATCGTAGCACCCAGCTCTTTGGATTCTGTTCCAGGATCAGTTCGAAGAGTAGTGATACCGGTTCTGGTATTGAGGAGGGTCTGCGATGCGATATTGCCAAGTGTGAGTACCTTGTTCGGTTTCCGGGCTCTGATTTCTGAAACCAGTCGAGCACGACAGGCCC